ATTGGTACTGCAAATTTAGCTAATGATGCTGTGACTAATGCTCAAATTGCTGATGCAACTATTCTTGGATCTAATTTAGGAGCTGACAGTGTTAACGAAAGTAAAATAGCAGATGATTCTATAAGAACCGAACATATATTAAATGCTAATGTAACAGCAGATAAAATTGCAAGTTTAGCAGTTACAAACGCTAAATTAGCTGATAATGCAGTTGGTCCTGGAGAGTTAGCGGATAATGCTGTAGATGCTGCGTCTATCATTGATGGAGCAGTAACTGCTGCAAAGCTAGCTACTAATGCTGTAACTAATGCTAAAATACTTGATGATGCTGTAACTAATGCTAAAATTGCCGACGCAACTATTCTTGGATCTAATTTAGCAGCGGATAGTGTTAACGAAAGTAAAATAGCGGATGACTCCGTAAGAACAGAGCATATAATAAATGATGCTGTCACAGCAGATAAAATAGCTGATGCAGTTATAGTAACTGCTAGTGAACAAGCATCTCATTCAGTAAATGATACAACATTCTTTACAACTTCTGCAGCTGAAGCAAGGTTCTTCAATGCCAGTACAGGAGAAACGATTAAAAATGGTGAGTCATTCCCTGACAACGACACAACTATTGCAACTACAGCAGCTATTAATGATAGAATAATTGACTTAGTAGATGATGTAGGTGGTTTTGTACCAATAGCAAATGAAACATCTTTTCCCAACGCTAACCCTGACGTTAATAACGGTGCAGGTACTCTTGTTAGTATCAAGGCTCTTGCCAGCAACCTTACCTCAAATGGGTCTGGAGTGGCAACAATTGCTAATGGTACAGTAGGTAACTCTACAGTTACGATTAATGGTTTAGATAATAGCACAACTTACGCCGCTACTTTTGGGATGATCGTAGAAACAACTACGACATTAAATACTTATACATTCCATAGACAAGTACCTAAAGCAACTGAAGTTACAACAGTTTCAGGAAGTATTTCTAATGTTAATACTGTAGCTGGGGCTATTAGTAATGTTAATGCTGTAGCTAGTAATGCTACGAATATTAACGCTGTAGCGGCAGATGCAACTGATATCGGAGCTGTGGCTGGTAAAGCAACAGAGATAGGAAGGCTTGGTACAGCGGATGCTGTTGCCGATCTAGCACTACTCGGTACTGCTGATGTTGTAGCTGATCTAAATACATTAGGTACGGCAGATATTGTTAGCGATATGAATACTCTTGCAGTATCAGGAGTTATATCTGATATGGATACCTGTGCTACTAATGTAAGTAATATTAATACAGTTGGTAGTGCTATATCTAATGTTAATACTACAGCTGGAGCTATTTCCAATGTTAATACAGTAGCCTCTAATATTAGTAGTGTTAATGATTTTGCTGCTAGATATAGAATAGGAGCTAATAACCCAACATCAAGTTTAGATACTGGAGACTTATTCTTTAATACGTCTGCTAATGAATTGAAGGTCTATAACGGAAGTGCTTGGCAAGGTGGTGTGACAGCTAGTGGTAGTTTTGCAGCTACAACTGGTAATACCTTTACTGGAGATAATAAATATAACGATGGTGTGAAAGGTAAGTTCGGAACTGGGTCGGATCTAGAAATCTACCATGATGGATCGGATGCTTTCATAGAGAATGATACTGGAAGTTTTGCTATCAAAGCGAAAAGCAGTAAACATTCCATTATTTTAACTCCTGATGCTGGTGTATCACTCTGGTTTGATCACGTTAAAAAATTCGAAACTACTAGTGCGGGCTGTACAGTTACAGGCACACTAACCGCTGACTTAGCTGATAATTCTATTGATTCAGAACATTATGTAGATGGAAGTATAGATGATGCTCATATAGCAAGTAATGCTGTAACGACTGCTAAAATAAATGCAGATGCAGTTACAGGAGCTAAGATAGCAGATGACGCTATTGATTCTGAACACTATGTTAATGGATCTATCGACACAGCTCATATAGCAAACGATGCTATAACTAATGCTCTAATTGCTGATGGAACTGTTCTAGGAGCTAATTTATCAGCTGATTGTGTTAACGAAAGTAAAATAGCGGATGATTCTATAAGGACAGAGCATATATTAAATGCTAATGTCACTACAGCTAAGTTAGCAGCTAACGCTGTGACTACAGCTAAAATACTTGATGATGCTATAACTAATGCTAAAATTGCCGATGCGTCTATTCTAGGGGCGAATTTATCAGCTGATTGTGTTAACGAAAGTAAAATAGCTGATAACGCTATAAGAACAGAGCATTATTTAGATGGAAGTATTACAAACGCTAAACTAGCTGATAACGCAGTTGGAGTTGGTGAGTTAAATGATGATTCTGTGGACGCAGTTACTGCAGCTAAGTTAGCTAACTCTATTAATACAGAAATAGCAGCTAACACAGCTAAGACGACTAATGCTACTCACTCAGGTGAAGTAACAGGTGCTACTGCTTTGACTATTGCAGATAATGTAGTAGATGAAGCTAATCTTAAAATTAGTAATTCTGGGTCTAATGGACAATTCCTATCTAAACAATCTGGTGATACAGGTGGTTTAACATGGGCTACAGTAGATACGAGCATTTCTGATAATGCAATAACCACGGCTAAGATAGCTGATGATGCAGTTACTGCTGCAAAAATTGGTGATGACGCAATTTTATCTAATCACATTGCAGACAATGCAATCCAAAGACCTTATATAGCTGACAATGCAATTAATGCGGACAAGATTGCAGATGGAAGTATTAGTAATGCTAAGTTAGGTGCAGATTGTATTACTGCAGCTAAGATTTCAGATGGTGCTCTTAGTTCTGAGCACTTTGTAAATGGAGCTGTAACGGCAAATCAAATAGGTAATAGTGCAGTTACATCAGTTAAGATTAATGCTGACGCTGTTACAGCAGCTAAAATAGCAGACGATGCAGTTGGTTCAGAACATATAGAAGTATTAGACGCAAATCTTCAGTTTGCAGATGGGGTTGGGGTTCAGTTAGGAGCTGGTAATGATATTTTAATAAAACACCAATCATCTAATTTTGAAATAACAAACGGTACAGGAAATACTTATTTCCAATCTAATGGTGCTTTCTATTTAAGAGGGAAGGATTCGGGTACTACTGAAGAGATGATTTACGCTACTCCTGGTTCTCACGTTTCTCTTTACTATGATGGTTCTCAGAAGTTCTATACTCAATCTGATAAATGCGTAGTTTCTGGACATTTCTATCCTGAAGGAAACGGTGTTTATGATCTTGGACATACTTCTTATCGTTGGAGAAATATATATGTAAACGATATGCACTTTGCCAACAGCCCAGAAAATAGAAACTCGGTTGATGGTACATGGGGAAATTGGACATTACAAGAAGGAGAAGAAGATATCTTTATGATTAATAACCGTTCAGGTAAAAAATACAAAATGGCATTACAGGAGGTAGTTTAATGACAATTTATTTTGGGGATGGTTCAGTCCAACCAACAGCAGGAATAGTCCAATGTGTTAGTACTACAACTGGTGATAGATTCTCTCAGAATAGTCTGTCTAGTGGTGCCTATACTAATGATGTTATGACTTTAGCTATAACCCCTTCAGATGCAAGTAATAAAATCTTAATTTTAGCATCACTATCTGCAGCATTGTCTGCTAATGAACAGATGGGTGCAATTATAGTAAGAGATTCTACTATATTAGATGATTACAGAGGTCCATCTGACGGTAATAGGGCTAGATGGGGAATTACAGGTGCTACTTATAATTCCAATAGTAATACCCCTTTAAATGTCAATTATCTTGATCATCCAAACACTACTTCTGCTGTTACCTATCGAATTAGAATTGGAGCTAGTTTTGGAGGAGGTGGTACTGAGAATATATTTTTGAATAGAACTTCTTCAACAGACAATGAAACTTATAGACCAAGAAGCTCGTCAACCCTTACTCTTATGGAGGTAGCATTATGACATTAGATCACGACGCTATTTTTAAAGCTTATCCAGAAGCAGTAACTATTTGGGATTCAAAAGGAGCTTTTGATAAAGACCTTAAGCAAATAACCTTAGAACAATCGAAAATAGATACTGCTAGAACAACTCTCAATACTGAAGCTGCTGCTATTAAATACAAGTCTGATAGAGCAGCAGCCTTTGCATCTATTGGTGATCAACTAGATATGCAATATTGGGATGCAGTTAATGGTACAACAACATGGAAAGACTATGTAGCAAAAGTAAAATCAGACAATCCAAAACCTTAAAAACTTAAAATAATGGCAACGAAAACTTGGCAAGTCAATACCCTTGAGCGTGAACTAGCAGATGGGTATGTATCAAAAGTAATTTATCGTGTTATCGGTGAAGATGGTACTTATAAATTTAGAGCTACAGGTGAAGTTAATTTACCTAAGCCTGACACTCTTATACCTTATGCGGATCTTTATGAAGCTCAAGTAATTGGTTGGGTGAAAACTAAACTAGATGCTGATCAAGCTGGTACTGTAGCTGCAATTGAAACAGCTGTAGAGAATGGTGTAAACGAACAAAAAACCCCAACAACAGGTGTCGGCAAACCTTGGGGTTAGGTTAGAGTTACCCGCCACTCCTAAACCTTTACCCTTGATGCAAATCGAATACAAGCCTCCTGAAGCTAAAATTCCAGGGTATGTACCTTTAGTACTACCTCCGAATAACCTAGAGGCTCCTGAAGGGGTAAAAGAACAAACTAAAAAGGAAGAAACAGTTGCACCTAAACTGCAAATTCCTGTATTAGATATACAAATGCCGTTACCAACTGCTGAAGTAGTAGCTACTGCTACTTATGCAGCTGTAGCGGCTGTGGCGACTACTACCCTAGCTACACCTTTCTTTAATCAAATAAAGAAAAAACTACAAAAATTCCTACAAGACAAGATTAATAAATGGAAGGAACAACGGAAGAAAAAAAGGGACTCCTTGGAAAGCTGAAAGATGCTGCAGAGGATCAAGAACACCAAATCCAAATCCTTGGTACATTCGTTAGACTGGGTGTTGTAGTTTGGAGTGGTTTTATCATTACGATGAACTACGTAGAATTACCTATGATCAAGAAAGCTGGTAACTCCGATATCACGTTCGTTGCTAGTGTGTTTACGGGAGCACTTGCCACTTTTGGTTTATCTACTGGTAATTCCAAAGAAAAAGGTGCAGTAAATTGTCCAATGGCTAAGAAAAAGGAAGAATGAAAAAATGGCTTTTACTCTTCCTACTGACATCACCCACGGTAGCAAGAGCGAATTTAGTAACCCCAAATTTCACCCAGGGTTCGATGAACAGTACAACAACAACGACTCAAGAGATTGTAGAAGAAATTACTACAACCACTTATGGGTCTGCATTACAAAAATGGAGTGGAGACAACATCACTCATTCGTCAGCCTCATCAGGAGGTATAGCCGATTCAGATTCGGTATTCAACATGACAACAGCTGGTTCAGACTTTACTTTAGAAGTAATAACAAGAGCAGCAAGTCAGGTATTGGAGGTAACAGAGATAGAAAGAGAAATCGACACTTCTTCTACTACGGTCTCCTTATCAGTCTTCTCTCAGTAACTCCAGTACGTGCTGAAGAACCAGAAACAACAAATGTTAGTAATCCTGTAGCTGCTGCAACGGGAAATGTTACCAACCAAGCGGTGCAATTCCAGAACAATGGAGCACCGTCAAGACAGCACTATGGACCTAACATAAGTTGTAATGGAGCAACAATGACATTTTCCCCTTTCTATATGGGTAATCATACTACCCCATTTGATATAGAAGAAAGAGGTTTAGAGCAACAGAATTATACTGTAGCTGAAAACTGGGGTGCTCAACTCAATTTCATGGTACCTCTAGATCGTAGAGGTCTAGAACAATGTAGACGGATGGCAGCTAGACAAGAAGAAAAGATGCGTCTGGACTACGAATTAGTTAGAGTTAAAAACTGTGCTGAATTACAGCAAAAAGGTTTTATGTTAAAGCCTGGTACTAGCGTTGGGCAAATGTGTTCTGATGTTATACCAATAGCAGCTTGGAAAAAGGCAGAAGACCAAGCTAAAATAGATCTTCTACCACCACAACCACCAAAGAAATGGTGGCAAAATATCAACCCCCTAAATAAATGATCGTACTTATCAAACCCGTCCTCATGGCGTTCCTCAGCTCATCTGCTGTAAAGGAACTA